TTATGAAGATAGTAAAAAGATGTATGCAGAAATGGACAAAGCATATATGGATGCTATTGGTTGTGAAAATAATTGTGATTGGGAAAGTATTGATTGGGACAGTATTGATTGGGACAATGTTGATTGGGATTCTTTATCTCAACAACAAGACGCTACAATGTCAGCATATGGTTTAGATACTGATTGGAATCAATATAATGAAGAAAATAAAAATGATGAACTTGATGTTACAGATGATGTATTTGTTGAAATTGAAAAACTTGAAGGTGACGTAACAACTTCATATGAAGATGATATGGACAGTTTTAACAATGAAGATGATCTAAATAGTGATGACGATTTTGAAAATAACAATAACAATTACTATTCAGGAACAGGTCCTTACTTAATGACAGGTAAAGAGGATTGGTGTGATCCATCTTGGTGTACACAACAATACATTGATGAAACTAATGAATGGAATCAAATGGATTGGGATTTAAATACAAAATATGATTCATGGACAAAAGAATCTAAAAAGTTATTTAATAACTTACATATGAGTACACAATGGTATGGTGATACAACAGACGCTCCGAAACCTTGGACAATATCAGCACTAAAAGATAAGTACATTAATGATTGGGGTTGGTCTGATTGGGATATCTTTTGGGATGCTTTTGATGAATGGCAACAACAAGGCGCATATGATAACTGGGAATCAGAATATGAAGAATTAAGTTTAGCAGATCAATATTCATTTGAAACAGATGAAATTGATGAGTGGGAAAAAGATTATATAGCAAACCTTCAAAATGAATCTGATTGTATATACTCTGGTTACTATTGGGATAAAAGTAATAGCATTTGTGGTACAGAATGGGTTGATAATGCAGGTGTTACCACTAAAATAAAAGCAAGTGGTGAAATAATTAACTATGTTACAGGTGATATAACTCAAACGGTAACGACAGTAATAGACGGTGTATCATTTTCGGTAACAAATACAGGTAGATATTCAACTTATGAGAATACAGCAAATTTTTCAGTTCACTCTGGCTCTAACGGTTATAAAAGAATGGATAGAATATTTGACAATCATAGAACATATCTTACTACTAACTCTCTTGAAAATTTTGATATTATGGTAATACAAGGAACAGAAACTCAGGCTTTAGTAGCTGGATCTAATGGTGCTAAGGTTACAATAATACAGTCTAAATAGTTATATGAATAAATTTACATCCACGTGGGCCGTGGTTGTGAGCGTGATTATATTATTAGGATTTAAAGTATATAATCCCTTGCCCCTACAAACCCTAGAGTTAAAAACATTTGATCTATACCAGAAGTATGGTAATCATTACGAGTCTAAAAGTCTTGTAATGTTAGATATATCAGATAAGGCATTGACGAAAGAAGGTCAATGGCCGTGGAAAAGAGATAAACTAGGTCGTGCAATAGTCAACGCATATAAAAACGGTGCGGCGTTAGTCTTTCTAAATGTAGTGTTTGTTCACAAAGATAGACTTGGTGGTGATGATATGTTTTTGAAGATGATCTCTAAGTACCCTATCATATTAACTGAAACAAGTCAAGCAAAAAATATAATCAGTATAAATCGAAAAGCATTAGCAGTAGGTAACGTAGAAGTACCTATTGATGTTGATGGTACAATACGAAAGTTACCGCTTGACAAATCTGTGCCAAGTGTTATACTAGACATCATAAAGTTTCCTATACCGAATCAAGATGAGATATGGATTGATTTTAGACATGATATACCTAGAATAGATTATGCAGACAAAGACTGGTCTTCTATGAAAGGTAAGATAGTTCTTATCGGTACAACCTTTCAAGGTTCTACTTTTGTTCTCACACCGAATGGTTTAAAAAATACACACGAGATCATGGCATTGTCAACAGAAACTTTGTTGTCAGGTAAGTTTATTACAAGACCTGAGTGGGCATTGTATGTAGAATTCGCAGTAATGATTATAGGTATGGCACTATTCATACTGTTGATACCTAGACTTGGCATACTCATGTCACTTGTGCCTTTCATACTATACAATGCTTTCATCATCTTGTCAAGCTTTTATTTGTTTAGTGTATATTTGTGCTTGACAAACTGGTCTTTTCCTGTTATAATAGGTTTCATAATATTCTTACATCTAATATACAATAACTTTATTAGAGAGAATAGATTGAAGTTGCAGATTAAGAAACAGTTTGAGCATTATCTTTCGCCTGATATGGTCAAGAAACTACAAGATGATCCTAGTCTATTAAAACTAGGTGGTGAAACGAGAGAGTTGACTTTTCTATTCTGTGATATCAGAGGATTCACACCTATATCAGAGAAGTATAAATCAGACCCACAAGGTTTGACTAAACTTATCAATTCATTTCTAACACCTATGTCAGATATCATATTGAGATCAGGTGGCACGATAGATAAGTACATGGGCGATTGTATTATGGCGTTCTGGAATGCACCGTTAGACTGTGCTGATCATCAAAAGAAAGCAATACTTGTCGCAAAAGATATGAGAGAGAAAATGAAGAAGTTAGATTTAGGTTTCAACATAGGTATCGGTATCAATAGTGGTACTGCTGTCGTAGGTAACATGGGTAGTGACCAGAGATTTGACTATTCTGTATTAGGTGACGCAGTTAATCTAGCAAGTAGATTAGAAGGTCAAAGTAAAGAGTTCAATACAACGATTGTAATAGGTGAAGACACATACAAAGACGCAAAAGAATTGCATAAAAGAATGTACAAATTAGGTAGTGTAACCGTTAAAGGTAAATCAAATAAGGTTAAAATATACTCAATTAAATGATATAAATAGTAACATGGCAACAGTATTTGATAAGATATTAGACACAACAACAGGTCCTAAATCATACGATTGGTATAGAAAAAAAGTAGGTTCAATGACCTCACCTGGTGCAAGAAGTTTAATAAGTAAAGGTAAGGCAACATTAAGACCTAAGTATGGTATTATGAATCTTTTTGGTTATGACCCTAAGCATAAAGATAGACTACCTTACTATGATACTTTTCCTTTGATACTACCTTTAGAACCAGCGAAAGGTGGTTTTATAGGATTGAACTTTCATTATTTACCGCCTCTTGCAAGAGTGGCGTTTTTGAGAAGTTTAGCTGGGGATGCTAGTGATAATAAATTTGATAAGAAAACTAGATATAATATTCCTTGGCGAAATAATAGTTATATGAAAAAGACAGCAAAACATTATTTGTTCAATCATGTTAGAACATCATTCTTGAACATACCAGCAGATGAAATGGCGATTGCAATATTTCTACCTGTTGCAAGATTTAAAAAAGGAAGTCCGTACTAATGGCGATATTCAGAGCAGGTAAAAGATTAGGTCCGTTTGATATACGAGGTGGTATATCGAGAGGTGACTTTAAAGGAAGTGCCTATCACAAGACGGATAAAGATCCTAGATTTAAACAACAAGCCAATACCGAGAATACGATTGGTCGTTTTAGAGCGGCGATGGCGTCAGCAGAAGGTTATGCTAGACCATCAAGATTTGCAATAAGATTATTTCCACCTTCTATATTAGGTCCTACACTTGCAAGTAGGAATTCTACGGTAGAAAGAGAAGGAACAAAATTTGAACCTGCTCATGACTTTGATGAACCTACTAGAGGTAACAATTTAAATAGTATATCACAAAGTCTTGGTAGACAAGTTAATATACATTGTGATACAGTTTCAATGCCTGGTGTAGATTTACAACAACAAGAGATACAGTACGGATCAGAACCTGGTATGAATATGGTTACGAGTCACGGATTTGCTGGTAATATAGTAGCTACTTTCTATGCAGATAAATACCTGAGAGAAAGACAGTTCTTTGAACATTGGCAGAAACTAGCAGTAGATACGACATCACATAAGGCAAACTATTATGATAACTACACAGGTAAAATGCACATATACCAATTAGGTGCAGATACCACAGAAAGTAGAGATATGCCAACTTATGCTATTGAAGCAATTGATGTATATCCTGAGAAGATAGGAAATATAGATTATGGTTATTCTTTAGGTAATCAGATTACTAAAATAACTATTGAGTTCTCATATAAACAATGGTTTAATATGGGATTAGAAAGTGCTGCAGGATTAGAATTTGGTCATTCTATGCAGGCGGCTGCTGATATTAAGGCAAGAGATAGAGGACTATTTGGTAAACTACCTCCTTCTCTACAAAGAGCAGGAAAAGACATATTTCAACAAGGGCGAACAGTATTGAACCCGATAGGAAGAATATTTAAGGGGAAAGTATTCCCACCATTTACATAATAACTATATAATAAGGAGAAAATATTATGGCACTACCTAAACTGACAACTCCAACATATGAGTTGGAAATACCATCAACGGATGCTAAGATTAAGTATCGACCGTTTTTAGTAAAAGAAGAAAAGATACTTATGATGGCGATGGAAAGTAAGTCAAGTGCTGATATTACTCAAGCCGTGAAAGATATTGTTAATGAGTGTACTTTCAACAAAGTAAAAATAGACGATATGCCTATGTTTGATGTTGAATATATATTCTTACAGATAAGAGCAAAGTCTGTTGGTGAGATTTCTAAACTGAAATTATTATGCCCAGATGATAAAGAAACTTATGCTGATGTAGAAGTAGATTTAAACGAGGTCAAAGTACAAGTAGGTGATAATCATACGAATAAAATTGATCTTGGTAATGATATGGGTATGATTATGAAATATCCTAGCATTGATTCTTTTTCTGATAGTGGTATCAAAGACATTAACCCTGGTAATATGCTAGAAGTTATTGGTAATTGTATTCTACAAATTTATGAGAAAAAAGGTGAGAAAGTTTACGAAACTAAAGATCAGACTAAAAAAGAAGTTGAGGAGTTTATTGAGTCATTAAACACTAAACAATTCAAAGACGTTCAACAGTTTTTTGAGACCATGCCTAAATTAAAACACGAGATTACGATAACAAACCCTAAGACTAAGAAAGAGAGTAAAGTAACGCTGACAGGACTAAACGATTTTTTCGGGTAGCCCTTTCACATGATAGTTTAGAGAATTTTTATAGTACAAACTTCTCTTTAATGCAACATCATAACTATTCTCTCGCTGACTTAGAGAATATGCTACCTTGGGAAAGGGAAATATATGTAGATATGTTAATCTCATATATTAAAGAAGAAAACGAGAAACAACAAAGAGAAAACCAAAAAGGATAATAACATGGATTTTAATAACGATGGTAAGATAAGTTTTTGGGAGATGTTCCCATATTGGTTTGATAAATTAAGAATATTCCCAAGAGTATTCATATCAGTCTACATCTATATGTTTTATAATGTAGCAAATTGGTTTATGTTACTACCTGAACCTAACAATGCACAGGCAGGTCTAGTATCTGTTGTAGTGGGTGCTGGGGCAGCATGGTTTGGTTTATATGTCAACTCAACAGGCAAAGGCGTTGAAACAGTAAGTAGAAACGAGAGAGTCGTAAAGACAAAACAATTAAACGAGAATCAAATAGGATAACATGGCATCAGCATTAGGAGCATTATCATTACCATCAGTATCGTACTCA